CTAAAGACTGGCCAAGTGATGATTCAAGAATTGACGACATAGGGTTAAAGGGCGCAACAGGTGACCATTACTATCTAGGAAGTTTAACAAAAGGCGAGAGGTTCAAGTTATGCAGAACAGGCGAAACATACAAATTTATCAGCAAAGGAACAGCAAGAAGTAAAGCCCAAAACACTAAGATGAAAACGGTTGAATTGAGCAATCAATGCCTTATAGATAGATTGTAACTAATGCGTTATAATTGAGAGATATAAACAAAGGGCTAAATAATGGCAACGTATGATTTCACAGGCACAAATGGTGACCCATTGCCAGCTGGCTGGGCTTCTGTTAATGGCACATTTCAGATATCAAGTAACAAAGCAATTACCAACACTCTAGGCGGGGGCGCGAATGCTTCAATAGCCCTGAAGGACTCTGGCGCGGCTGATATTACATTAACCGCATTATGTAGTGGCGGAGGCTCTGCAAGTTCGCTTTATGGTATTGTATTTAGATACTCAGCATTAACTGACTACTGGATAGCTGGCATTAATAGCACAGGTTTAGTTCAGTTGTATAGTAGAATTGCAGACACTTACACAGTTGAAGCGACTTACCAAATCGTGGGTTACTCAGCATCAACGTATTACGATATAAAAACAGTATTAGATGGGAATGACATCTCAGTATCAATTGATGATGTTGAAAGAATCACATTCACAAGCACTCACAACAACACAGCAACGCAACATGGCTTCAGATTCGGCGCTATCAATTCTCATAATGTTGATACGTTCACAGATGAAGTAGCAGTTGTTGCGACACCTTTTTTAACAGTTGACCAAGGCAATTACCACTCACAACAACATGTTGGTGGCTCTCGTACAGTTACATTTACTGGTACGCATGGGAACCAAACTGGTGCTATACATTATAAATTAAATGGGGGTTCCGCAGTTGTAGCAGTTGCCACACCTACTGGCAGCACATGGACAACTGATATTACTCTAACTGAGGGCAACCACAGTATTGAGTTTTTCTTTGCTGATAATGCAAGTGTTACTCAAACACTAACAAATGTAGTTGTCGGGCCTGTGTTTCATGTTGCTGGACAGTCTAACGCATCAGGCTTTGGCGGTAACAATCAAACGTTTATACCTAACGGCAGCCATATAGCTACATTCTTCGGCAATAACGATGTATATGCGCTTGCATCTGACCCTTTTGACGTGAACACCGACCAAGTAAGAGCAATAAGCAGTTATGCTAATGCTGGGGGTAGTTGGGCGATACACTTTGCAAATTCATATGTAGCGGGACAAAACAAATCGCTTTGCGTAGTGCCTAATTCTATCGGTTCAGTTGGGATGGACAGATGGCAGAAAACAGATTCAACTAGAATAGGTGGTCTGAATTTGTATGAAGCTATGGGTGAGCGGATTGTTTTAACTGGTGGCTGTGAAAATGTAATTGTTGTAGGCGGTGAAACTAACATAGCTGCACTTATGACAAAGACAGCATTTAAAGCGCTGTTAAATCAGTTCGTTGATGATGTATTTGCAGACTTTGGGGTCAAGACTGTCATTGTTCCATTCCAAACCATCACCAAAACTGGCTACGATGGCAACGGTACTACCACAGGCCAAATACCACTAAGAGCCGCACAGGTTGAAGTTGGCAATGAAAACTCAAATGCAATTCTCGTTGACCCAATGACAGATATAGACTTGTTGCTGACAGGTGGTGAGGACGGGCTTCATTATATTACAGACGCACAAAAGCAAACTGTAGGTGAAAGGGTTTATGCTAGGGTTGCTGGTTCAGCGTTAGTTATATCAATAACAGGCATACCAGACGGAACATACCAAACTATATTGCACAATGGCACAACAGAAGTATTTAACAGCACTTTAACCTACACGTCAGGAGCAGCAACAACACCCGCTTTAAGCGTTGCAGCTAGTACAGCATTGACAGGATATGTAATAGACAACGAAGCAACTCCAGTTGATGGAGCTGTAATAACTGGGACAACCGCATAATGAGCGTTAATACTTGGGGTGCGGTCAATGTTTGGGAGGCTGGCGGAATTACTATTGAGGGATCTTTAGTTAATGTCAATTACACGTCACTAAACCCATTAATAACACTAACGTCAGAACAAATAAAGATAACAGAGAGCAATGTTGGCACTCAGTATGAAGCGCTGCCCCCGTCCATAGCTCTGACCCCTGAGCCTATCGCAATTGTGTCTACTGTATGTTTTGACGGGCATCTGGTAAACTTAGAGTATAACGGGTCAATAACATCATTAGAGTTTAATGGCACAATACAAACAAACTGTTAAGAGGCAAAAGCAATGGCTGCAGGCGATTCAAAACTAGCACAAGAATACCCACTACAAGCGGGTAAAGGTGCGTATAACAATTCAACTGATGCATTTAGAATATTCTTTTGCTCAGATACTTATGCGGCTATTGACGCCACGCAAACACCATTCAATCTGAGTGATGTAACCCAAGTTGGCGGTGGTAACTTCCCAATAGCTGGGATTGTGTTAACTACTGTTACCTGGACGCGCATAGGTGCGGTATCAACGCTTAACTATGACGACCTAACGAAAATCGTTAAGAACGGCTCAAACCCTGCAACTATACGCACAGCGGTTATAGTTAACGATACAAGCACAAGTGATGACATATACAAAGTGATTGACCTAACGGCTGACGGCTCAACAGCTATCGACGTTGTTAATAATGACTTTGACTACGCTGTAAACGCTAGCGGCTCAGTAACAGGTACGGTGATTTAATATGGCTTGCTCGAATAATTTATCAAACAATTCTGGGCAGACATTCAAGACTCACATTACCGAATGCGCTGACCCTACAGTAACCATTGACGCCTCAAACTTTAGCGAGGCGCTTTATCGTATATTTGCTGCAGACCAATCAACGGTGTTAGTAACTGCCAGTCTTACTGGTGGGAACATCGTGGTTGAGGCTGATGTCGATGACACAGGTGCGGCTATCAACGTGTTTAGGACGACACTCACCAAGGCGATGATGGCAGATTCTATTGTTCCACAGGGGCAATATACACACTCGTTTAAGGTAACTAACAGCGCAGGTCTTGAGCTGCCTCCAGTGTTTCAAAATACGGTAGCAGTGGTGCGAGTCAATGACTAAGAACGTCGGAGGTAGGCCAACAGTAATGACGCCAGAGGTAATCCAAAAACTTGAAGATGCCTTTAGTTGGGGTTGTACTGACTTAGAGGCTTGCTGTAATGCTGATATAAGTAAGAGTACGCTTTATAACTACTGCGAAGAGAACCCAAAGTTTATGGAGCGAAAAGAGGTGCTTAAAAACCAACCAGTCATGAAGGCCAGGCGGGTTGTAATAGCGGCGCTTGAAGATGACGATATAAACACGGCGCATAAGGTTATCGACAGGAAGGAAGGGCAGAAGATAACCCAGACAACTGTAGAGTTAACCCACGAGGAATGGCTGGACTCTCTTGACTGATAAGCGTCAGCGTTTAAAGGATGACTTCGAGTTCTATGCTCGCAATTGCCTAAAGATACGCACAAAGTCAGAGGGGTTAGCGCCCCTTACCCTTAACGACGCTCAGATGTATATCCATAAGCGACTTGAACAGCAGCTAGCGGACACAGGCAAGGTTAGGGCGATAATCTTAAAGGGCAGGCAACAAGGCGCGTCCACATACGTTGAGGGTCGCTTTATATGGCGAACAACTCATAACAAAGGCACTAAGGCGTTCATATTAACGCATGATGGTGAATCGACTAACGCACTGTTTGAAATGACTGAGCGATACTATGAAAACTTGCCTTCATTCGTTAAGCCCACAACATCAGCGGCTAACGCTAAAGAGATACATTTTGACGCGCTTGATTCGGGATATAAGATTGGTACGGCTGGCAACAAGGCAGTTGGTCGAGGTCAGACTATACAATACTTTCATGGCTCAGAGGTTAGTTTCTGGGTTAATGCCAGTGAACACACCAAAGGCATCATGCAAGCGGTACCAGACGCAGATGGAACAGAAGTCATATGGGAGTCAACGGCTAACGGTGTCGGTAACTTCTTTCATGAGCAATGGAAGCTAGCAGAGAAAGGGTTAAGCGAATTTCAGGCTGTATTTGTCCCGTGGTTCTGGCAATCCGAGTACAAGAAAGTAGTACCAGAGGATGTTAAATTCACAGATGAAGAAATGCAACTGCTGGAAGATTACTCACTAAGTAGAGAGCAGCTATTCTGGCGTAGAATGAAGATATCAGAGCTAACAACCGATGGCGTTGACGGCTCAAAGGCATTTAAGCAGGAATACCCGATGAATGCAGCCGAGGCGTTTCAAGTCTCAGGTGGTGACGGGTTGATACAGGCCAATGCTTGCATGTCTGCACGTAAGAGAAAGGTTTCAGGTAGTGGCCCTCTAATTGTTGGCGTTGACCCTTCAAGGGGCGGCGATAGATTCGCAATAGTCAGGCGGCAATCTCGCAAGATGTACGGTATGGAAGCATATAAGGGCGAACAGTGCGACAAGCTAGGCAAGAATGTAGCTATCTGTAAAGAGGTGCTTGATACGGTGGACATAGAGGCGGGCAAGGTGCCTGATATGATGTTCATTGATGCTGGCGGCGGTGCTGATATTGTTGATAGGTTGCACGAACTGGGCTATAAGAAGCGCGTTAAGGCTGTCTATTTTGGGTCATCCCCATTAAAGCCTAAGAAGTACAAGAATAAGCGGAATGAAATGTGGGGCGAGATGGCTGACTGGATGGTTGACGAGTCACTACCAGTTGAAATACCAGATGATGACGAGATGCAGGCTGACTTATGCGCTTCACCTTATGAACGTGATTCTAATGATAGGCGCGTATTGTGGTCAAAAGAAAAGATTAAGTCAAAGTATGGGTTTAGCCCAGATTATGGTGACGCTGGCGCCCTTACATTCACAGAGCCAGTCAACACAAACAAAAAAGCAAAATTGAGGTTTAACAGCGTATGCCAGTAAATAAAGATTTTAACGACCACAGCAAAGTATTGCTGATGATATCGGAAGCGCAAGACGCAACCACTGACGCGAGGCAGGCCGTTAGAGATGCCAAGTTATTCCTCAACAAGCGCGATGGTCAGTGGGACCCGTATGCTTGGGAGAAACTAGAGGGTCGATATCGCGGCACGTTCGACATGTGTACGCCAATCGTTGACCAGATTAGTGGTGAGATAGAGGAAAGCGATTTCAGCCTAAACATATCCCCAAGTGGCGGTGACTCATCTGTGTCAACTGCTAAGACGTTCGACGGTTTAGTCAGAAACATACGCAACATATCTAATGCCGAAACTGTATTTAATGCGGTGTCTCGCTCCAATGTAATTGGCGGCTTCGATGCGGTTGAGATAGTACAGGAGTACATTGACGCTGACTCGTTCGACCAAGACCTGATTATTAAGCAAGTGCCTAACGCTGTTGATTCGGTATGGTTTGACATTGGTTCGACGCTGCAAGATGCGTCCGATGCTAAGTGGGCCATTAAGCTAATCTCGATAACAGCCGCAGACTACAAAGAACAATTCCCAGATGGTGCCGGTGTAAGTATTGGCGATGATAGAAAGAACACAGCGTTCTTTGATGTTGCTGACTTCATTACGGTTGGTCAGTTGTACTTCAAAAAGAAAGATGATGTTGAGTTGGTTAAGATGTCGGACGGCTCAGTCTATCGCAGGGACGAGAACTTTGCTCTTATCCAAGACGAGATGGCTGCAGCTGGTATCACTGTCGAGGACACTAGAATCAGAGAGGGTTGGCGTGTACATTCAAGGCTACTTGATGGGTCCGATTGGCTTGGCGAAGAAGAAGAAACAGTGTTCAATGACATTCCGCTTGTACCGATATACGGTAACTTTGACATCTTTGAAAACAAACATATCTATTTTGGTAAGCTTGAAAAGCTATACGACCAGCAACGTGTTTTGAACTACGCAATGAGCCGTGATATTGAAGACGGTGCGTTGTCTCCCAAGGTCAAATACTGGGGTACGGCTGAACAGATTGAAGGATATGAAGATACCATTCAAAGCCTGAACACAAACAACGACCCAATGCAACTATATAACCATGTTGAAGGGCAGCCAATGCCAAATCAGCAGGGTGGTGTACAGGTTAGTTCTGGATTGCAAACCACAATTGCCAACACTCAGCAAATGATTAGTGCCAGTGCTAATAGCTTCAACGCACAGCAGGGTAATGCACAGCCAATGCAATCGGGTATTGCAGGGCAACAACAGATAGACCAAGGGAACATCGGTTCAATTAAGTGGTTTAAATCTCTTGAAGTCATGATATGCCAAGTGGGTAAGGTGCTGATTAAAGCAATCCCCAGAGTGTATGACGCAACAAGGCAAGTGCGTATTATGGAAGAAGACGGGACAAGCTCAATGGTTGTTATCAATCAACCGTATCTTGACGAGCAAACAGGTCAGAATGTAACCCTCAACGATTTATCTCAAGGCGATTACGATGTGGTATGTGATTTTGGTCCAGCGTTCAACAGCCAGCAGAAAGAAACAACGCAGGCGTTCTTGGATATGGCGGCAATTGACCCAACATTCTTAGAGCAAGGTAAAGATATCATGCTCAAGAATCTATCGGTTCCAGGTATGGACCAGATGGCTGAACGAGCTAGAACCCAAATGATTGAAGCGGGTATGATACCCGAATCGCAATGGACTGATGAAGAACGCCAACAAATCGAGCAGATGCAAGCAGAGCAAGCCAACCAAGAGCCAGTTGAAGACCCGATGATGGTCGCAGCTAAGGCAGAAGAAGGTAAAGCACAAGCGGCACAGATGGAAGCACAGAACAAGCAGCAACAGGTACAGGTTGACGCGCAGATTAAAATGGCAGGCGTACAGGTTGATCAAGAGCGCATTAACCTTGAGCGTGAGAAACTACAGCTTGACGCTCAGAAGTTTATGAAGGGTCAAGATGATAAGTTTAACCTAGCTGCAGCACAGATTGATCAAGGTCAGCAGAAAATTGACCAGGACACCCAGAAGATGATGAATGACATGGCGCTTAAATTGACAGAGTTAGAGGCGCAAGTTGGCCAGCAGCTCAACAGTGAAGTACAAGCCAACATGTTAACGTTTGACCCTAAGACTGGGGACTTTGTAAATGCAGGGCGTTAATGTTCTAGGGGTGAGTAACCCTATGCAATTTCCTGATGACATGGACATCACTGACATCCGTGACTTTCTGCGTAAGAAGTTTACTAAGCAAATGGTTGAGGGCACTCAGCCCGTAGAACTAGGAGATAGGCCGCAAATGATGCAGGCTTATGAGCCTACACTACAAGAGAAAACAGCTAACGCTATCGGTGAAGGTTTACATAGCTCAGGTATTATATCTGACAGGTTTGGAGCGCAGCGGATAGGCGAGAACGTGTCTAATATCGCAGCATTCACACCAGCTGGGGCAGCATTCGGCGGCGATGAGTTCGGCAGGGCTACCAAGAAAGGCGACAAGTTAGGCATGGCTCTAGGTGCGCTTGAAGGTGTGGGTATAGGTGGTGATATTGCCAAGCTTGCCATATTCGGTGGCGTACTAGCTAAATCAGCAGACTTAAAAGCATTAGCTAAGGCTAAGAAGCTTGAAACAAGTGGCGCTAATCGTGATGAGATATGGAAAGAGACGGGTTGGGCCAATGATAATGGTGACTGGAAGTTTGAAATTAGCGATTACCTAGACTTTGATAATGAGAAAGGGGCAGATATAAACCCCAGCTCTTTTCAAATAATTAAAGACTTTGGCGGCACAACTCAAGAGAACTTTATGGGACACCCTGAACTTTATGACGCATACCCTAATTTAAGGGATAGGCCGATACGAAGTATTACGGGAAGTGGCGG